ACAACAAGATTCAGCCGCATATCGACCAGCTCACGAGCTTTCTGTATTCGGCTGAAACCACACGCTTTTCCATCGTCACCGGCGCAGCTGTGCCTGACGCTGAGCACACCAAGATTCCGGTGTTGACCCGCGCTCTCAATGACGAGTGGGCCAACTCCAACGCAGACCAGGTTTTCTCCCAAGCCGTCACTTGGTCGCTGTGCTACAACTCCACGTTCATCAAGCTCGTGATGAACAAGGGCATCCACCCGTTCTTGGTGGAGCCGAGCTGCATCGGCGTGCTGCGCGAGGACATCCCCAACCTTAGCGCACAAGAAGCACTGATCCAGGAATACTACATCACCAAGAGTGAGTTGTACGCACGCCTGTACAGCCACCCGCGCCGGGAAGAGATCGTCAAGCGCGTGAATGCCACAGAGCATCAGCGCACTGACAGTCCCGAGGGTGTCGAGCGCATCCTGATGTCTCAGACCAACCCGACGATGTACGGCAACGTCAACCTCGACCTCAGCGGCAACGAGCGTTACAAGGCCCAAGTCTCGGAAGACACGGTTCGCATGATCGAACTCTACGTCTACGACGACGACATCAAGGACTACCAAGTCATCACCAAGGCAGACCCGGACGTCATCATCTATGACCGTCCCAACGAAACCATGTTCATGAAGGGCGAGCTTCCCTTCATTCAGGTCTGCCCGAATCCGCTGTACGACTACTTCTGGGGTGCCAGCGAAGTCTCGCGCCTGGTCTACCTGCAAGAACTCCGCAACAAGCGCATGGCTGAAATCCTAGACCTGCTGAGCAAGCAAGTTTCGCCGCCTACTGCGCTCATCGGGTTCACGGGTTTGTTGGACGAGAAGAACTTTGCGCTCAACCGCGCAGGCGGCTTGCTCTCCACCGATATGCCCAACGCAAAGGTTGAGAAGCTGGCCCCGAACATTCCTAACGACCTGTTCAGAGAAATCGGTGAGATTGACCTGATGTTTGAAGAGGCATCGGGAATCGTGTCCGTACTTCAAGGCCGGGGAGAAGCTGGGGTTCGCTCTTCGGGCCATGCTTCTCAACTTGCTCGTCTAGGCTCCAGCCGCGCCAAGAAGCGTGCGCTCATCATTGAAGATGCGCTGGAGAAGATGGCCACGCTGTACCTCAAGGCCATGCAGCTGTACAGCCCGACTCACTACAAAGACACGCAAGGCGTGCCTTTTGTTGCAGATCAGTTCACCACCGACTTTATGGTGAAAGTGGACGCTCACTCCAACTCGCCAATCTTCATGGAAGATATGCGCCAGATGGCTTTCTCGCTCTACAGCGCCAAGGTCATCGACAAGGAGTCGTTGCTGGATTTGGTCGATCCTCCCATGAAGCAGCAGCTCAAGGAGCGCCTGAAGATCATGGAAGAGAAGGAAGCTGCCGCGCAGGCCGCAGCCGCAGCAGCCAAGCAGCCTCCTCCAGAATCTATCCCGCAGCCTCCCCAAGAGGCTGGCGGCGGGATGTCAGCAGATATGCCCCTCATCCAATAAGGAGCAGCCATGCAAAACAACGGCTCCCCGTCTTCCGGTACTCAGCAACCTACGGCAGACCAACCCCGCTACTCGACAGAACAACTGCGTAGCGAGGAAAAGGCTCCGACCATGCAGTACCGGCAGACGAATATCAAGACTTACTCGGGTCGCTACAACCGCGATAATCGTCGTTAGTCTTGACAAATGGAAAGTAAACACTTACAAACTCGCCCAAAGAGGTGACCATGAGCGTACCTGCCGAAAAACTGATGGAACTCATGCGGGGCCAACGCTCCGCAGGCACCAATGCCCCCAAGGTAGAAGTGGAGATCGAAGAGAAAGACGAGATGTCATCGGAAGACACGCCCCCGATGGGCGCTCCGATGTCCACGCCTGAACCCAAGATGGGAAGCAAGGAAGGCGCACTCGTCAATATCGGCATGGTTATCGACCTTCTGGAGCAGTCTCTGCCTGCGTTGGGCGCAGATTCGGAAGAAGGCAAGACCATCATGGACGCCATCTCCAAGCTCAACAAGATGCTCGGTGGCCGCAAGGCGTCTACCAACGAGTTGCAGCAGGCTGAAATCATGCAACTCATGCGATCTCTCCCCCAGGCCGGTGGCGCAACGCCTGAAGGGCGTGCTATGGCACAAGCGCCGATCCCTGGTGCTCCCATGATGGGCGCACTGCAACCCCCAATGTAAGGAGTCTTAAATGGACTTGTTCAAGCCCCGTGGAGCCGCAGCTCCCCGTCGTCCTACTGACAACAATCAGCAGAACGGCCAAATGGTCAACACGCCTCGCTTCTCTCAGTTTGGTGGCCTTGACGGCGCCAGCAAGTACAAGAAGAACGCGATGGCTGTTCAGAAGCCCGGTGACGGTAAAAAAGTTATCTGATAACCAGATAAGAGGGTAAAGCTATGTCACTCGAAAACCTTGATCAATCCGCTCGTGATGAGCTGGCCCTCCTGGCCAAGCAACTCGCTGAGAATCCCGCGACTCGCAAAGACTTCTTGCGAATGACTAAGAAGGTTCAACCTGACCTTCCTATTCCTGAGCTTGAGCTTGAGCAGACCGTCCAACAGGCGGTGTCGCAGAATGACCAGCGTGTTCAACAGCTGGAGGCAAAGCTGCGCGAGAAGGAAGCAATGGAAACCCTGCAGAAGCGCCGTGATGGGCTGCTGAAGAAGGGACTCATTGACAACGAGGAAGAAGTCAAGGCTGTGGAGAAACTCATGCTGGAGCGCGGTATTACCAACCACGAGACAGCAGCCGAGTATCACAAGTGGATGAAGCAGGCTGCAACGCCGACCTCTTCTGGTTACAACCCCTCAGCCGTCAAAAACTTTGACCTGAACCGTTACTGGAAGAACCCGGCAGGCGCAGCCCGTGAAGAAGCTGTGAGAGCCTTGAATGAGTTGCGTAAGCCTACGCGACCCATCGGGCTGTAAAGAGGGTAATTTTTAACTCAAGGAGGCCATATGGCTATTGGTGGTGGCATCCTCCCGGCAGCAGGCTCAACTCAGCTTACCGAGTTGACCTATGTCACACGGAGGGCCTTTATTCCCAAGATGGTTGTACAGCTGTACAACTCGACTCCGCTTATGGCGGCACTGATTGCCAACAGTCAGCAAGCCTCCGGCGGTGTCTCTTCCGTGGTCGTGCCCGTGCAGGGCGCTCAGTTCGTAAATGCTCAGTGGTCTGACTACAGCGGCTCGTTCGCCCAGCCGTCCGTCCAGCAAGGCGCTTACAACGCTGAGTTCAACCTCAAGCTGATGATCTCTCCCGTGCCTTTCCTGGGCATGGAAGGTGCCGTTCAGCAAGACGCAGCCGTTATCCCTCTGATCGAGGCTCGCATGAACGATGCGACCAACGTGATGATGGACGCAATGGCCACCTCGCTGTACAACAACACGACCAACACGCAGCAGTTTACTGGTCTGCCGCTGGCCGTGGCCGATTCCGGCACGTACGGCAACATTGACCGCTCCACCTATACCTGGTGGAAGAGCAAGCAGTACGCTGCAGGCTCGGTTAACCCGACCCGTCAAAACATCCTGCAGTACATCTCCGGTACCGTGAAGAACGGCGCTGAGATGCCCAGCTTCGGTGTTTGCGGCTTCGGTACCTGGACGCTGTTGGCCCAAGACTTCGTGGGTCAAGAGCAGTACGTCATCACCCCTGGCTCTGGATTCGACGGCGACCCCAACGGGCCGCAGGCTGCATTCCGCGCCCTGATGGTGGCTGGCGTGCCGATCTATCCCGATCCGTACTGCCCGGAAGGCACGGTGTACTTCCTGAACACTAACTACCTGTCGCTCTACATCCATGAGCAGGGTTCGTTCGTGTTCACGGGCTTCGAGAGCACCCTGCCGAACTGGCAGATTGGCTACGTCGGCGCGGTTTTGATGATTGCCGAATTGGTGAACGTCAAACCCAAGGCGATGTCCAAAGTGACGGGCTACAACTACCTCACCCTGTAAGGAGTAACTCGTCATGGCACTCGGACTTAACAAAATCCTCGTTGCAGGCGCTCTGACCAACTCGGCAGGCGCTTACTGGCAGACCACCACCGTTACGGCCACCACGGCTGGCGCGGTTGTGCCTGCTGGTACCTACCTGATGTTTCCCACGGCAAACGTGACGGTCACCGCTAACAACGGCTCGACCATCACCACGCTGATGGCCAACAACACGGGTGGCGTGCTCATCTCTGACGGCATCAACGTGTTCGTCAACGCTGCTTCGACCAACACCACCGTGACCTTCGTCACTGTGGACGGTGGTCAGGCTGTGTCTAGCACGTACACCTCGTAAGGAGCCGATATGAACGCGAATCATGTAGGCGCTCTTTATCCTGACCGATTCGGCAGCTTCGGCGTTGGCAAAAAAGCCACCGTGGACATTGGTTCCACGGGTAACGCCGTGGCTACCATCTTCATGGATGGGGGCACCAGCTACATCGTTCGCCGTATCGTTGTTGCAAACGCCAACAAGAGTATCGCCACTGGCAACGTCAGTGTTCTCACCAGCAATGATGGGAACACGAGCAATGCCATTGGTTCTGCCACCCTGTTGGCAAACATCACCAGCACCTCGACCTTCCAGGATATGACGCTTGCAGCTGGCGCGGCTACCACCGTGTACAGTGCAGGTGCTCTGTTCGTGAAAGTGAACACTGCGGTGTCTGGTGGCACTTGCGACATCACGGTCTTCGGTGACGTTGTGACGCTATGAGTGATGCGCTCTACATAACCAACGGCACGGAGCAGAACTTCTCTGCGGAGTTCTGCAACGTGACCTACGAGTTCAAGGCGGGACAAACCACGGCTATGCCGGTGGCTGCAGCCCGTCATGTCTTTGGTTATGAAGACGCTGACAAGATGCCGTACCTGATCCGCTTGGGTTGGGTACGGCTCAACACCGAATACGAACAAGGATTGGAGCGTCTCGGTAAGATTACGATCTCTACCGAAGCTCCCAGCAAAGGCCGCTCGTTACCCTCGGCGGCTGGTGTCGTTCCCCTGCTCGTTGAAAAACGGGCAGCGGGGAAAGCCAGTCCTAGGGTCGCTTGATATGGACGCTACATGGCAACACTATCTTCCTATCTGTTGGAAGTGCAACGCCTCTTGCACGATGCAAATAGCGTCTTTTGGAGCGAGTCGGAACTAACCGACTACATCAACGAGGCTAGGGAAGAGGTAGTACGCGACACCGGCTGTCTGCGTACCCTGCAGATTTCCTACACGCCTCTAGCACCTGACGGCACAGCGGCTACCATCTGGGCAGAAGGTGCAACTGTCACGACTGGCAGCTACATCTTCTCCAACATCTTCATCTACGAAGTGGTGTCGGGCGGTGTGCTCGGCACTTCTGCGCCTCCCTATCCCAGTGGGGCCAATGTCTTCCCGCCCAGCACCAACTTCACGGATGGCACAGCCACGCTGCGCTATGCTGCCAATGCTGAAATCATCCCATACTCGGCTTTGCCGCAAGGAGATGAGACGCTGGATGTACTGAACGTTACGCTTTACTGGGGTAATTCACGCATTCCGCTGCGCTATCTGGCGTGGTCTGACTTCAACGCACAGGTTCGTTATTGGCAAAATTACGTGGGCAGGCCCGTGTGCTTCTCCACTTACGGGCAGAAATCCATCTATATCTCGCCCGTACCAGACCAGTCGTACACCATCGAAGTCGATACCGTGCGGCTTCCGCTGCCTTTGAGTCTTGCAACCCCCAACGTGGTTGACGAGATCAAGGCTCCGTATACCAACCCTGTTCAGTTTTACGCAGCCTACAAGGCCAAGTACAAGGAGCAGAGCTACGGAGAAGCGGAAATCTTCAAACAACAGTACCTCAAGGATGTGCAGGGAGTGCTTAACTCCGTGTACACCCGCCGCATCCCCAATCCATACTCGCAGATTTAAGTCATGGCAGCGGCTGAGCAGAAGAAGTCCTACGCTGTCATCAAGAACTTCCTTGGTATTAACACCAAGGCTAACCGTACTGCGATTGACGAAAAAGAGTTTGCCTGGATTGAGAACGCCATGCCCATCGGGTTTGGCAACATCAAGATCGTCCAGGCCCAGAAGCAGACCGTAGACAGCACCGCCAACAATGTGGTGTTTGGCAACACGGTCACGCACATCAGCTCTGCCAACATCGACCTCAATGACTACATCATTGTCTTCAGCGAGAACGGCGCAGCACAGTATTTCGACCTCACCACACAGACAAAAGGCAACGTAGCCTCCAGTGGCACGTTCTCCGGTGGTGATGCCAATACCGCTCAGTACAAGAACGAGCGGGTCATCATCGCAGACCCTGAGAACGGGCTGTACAACTGGAATGGCACAAGCCTGGTTAGTGGCAATTCCGTAGGTTTTATCGGAATCACCAACCCAGGCTCTGGCTACACGCAGGCTCCGTTGGTCACCATCTCGGCTCCCAACCAGGCTAATGGCGTACAGGCTCTGGCAGAGGCCACCATCTCCACCGCAGCTGGTGGAGTCCGCGCCATCACCGTAGATGCTCCCGGCAGCGGCTACACCTCTGTCCCGCTAGTGACGATCTCCGCTCCTGACATCGCAGGCAGCATCACCGCCAAGGCTACAGCTGCGCTTGCCAGTGGCAACGTGGTGTCTGTCACCGTTACAGAACCAGGTACCGGCTACATCAAGACACCAACCGTCACGATCACAGACGGTGGTGGCTCCAATGCCAATGCCATAGCCACGATCAGCACGGGTTCTGTCACGAGTATCTTCCTGACAGAAGCAGGCTCAGGCTATACCTCACCGCCTAGCGTCACCATTGAGGCTAGCCCAGGCGGCACCAATGCCACTGCCATTTCACAGCTGACCACCTTCAAGAAGGGCACCGTCTCTGTGGTGGTGACGAGTGGCGGCACTGGTTACAGCAACGCAGCCAACGTGGTGGTGACCATCGGTAACGCTACGGGCTACACCACGCAGGCCAACGCCACTGCCATCGTCAGCGGCAACACCGTCAACCAAGTCATCATGACAAACCCAGGAGCAGGCTACACCGCCAACTCCAACGTGGTGGTCACGATTACAGGTGGTGGCGGCAGCAACGCAGCAGCCAAGGCTATCGTCAACACCGACGATGTGCAGGATGTAGCGACATTCGGTGGTCGTGTTTGGGTGGCATCAGGGAGAACCCTGTACTACTCAGCTGCAGACAGTGCGACTGACTTCACTTCTGTTTCCGCAGGCTCACTCACGTTGAGTGATTCCACCCTGCGCGGGAACATTAGGGCTATCGTTTCTGCCAACAACTTCCTGTACATCTTTGGCGAAACGAGCATCAACATCATCTCTGACCTGCGTGTGACTCCAGAAGGTACCACGCTGTTTACGAACACCAACGTCAGCGCCAGTATCGGAACAGGCCGCACAGACGCCATCTTCCCGTACTTCCGCAGTTTGCTGTTCATGAACGACTACGGGATGTACGCACTGGTGGGTTCTACCACCAGCAAGCTGTCAGACCCGTTGGATGGCATCTTCCTGAACATCGACTTTAACGAGCCGATTACAGGTGGGCAGGTGCTAATCAACAACATCCTGTGTGCGGCTTTCAACTTCACCTACAACGACCCAACCACCACTCCTGCAACCCCACGGCAGATTCAGGCCGTGTTTTTCGACAAGAAGTGGTTTGTCACGAGTCAAGGAAGCATTGACTATGTGACTTCTGTGCCGTTTGGGGGAACGATCAAGCTCTACGGGGTGGATGACACCGACCTGTACCAGTTGTACGCAGACCCTGCGGCCAACATCAACAGCACCATCCGCACTGCGCTCATGCCGCTGGGTGACCCCATCCGCACCAAGCAGGCATTGAAGTTTGGTATTGAGGCAACACTCACCTATCCGGCTACGCTGAATGTCACGGTAGACAGTGAAACTGGTTCTAGTCCGACATACACCGCTGAGAACTTCATCAACTGGGTTAACAACCTTGGCAACACGGTTGAATGGACTAACAATGCGATGGAGACGGTTGGGTGGCTTACGGTGTCTGGGTACTACCTGTACAAGTCAGATGCCCAGCAGTATGGAAAGTATCTAGGTTTGACGCTCACGAGCACTGGCCCAGGCTTTGTCGTCAACACGTTCGAGATGGAACACGAACTAAGAGTGAGGTTCTGAAATGACTGTCCCGTATTCTTTTGCCAACGCGACTGTTTCTATTCCGCTGTCGCAGCTGGACTCCAACTTCAACACGCCCATCACGTTGGGCAATACCGCTATTCAGCTGGGCAACACGGTTACCACGCTCAACAACATGACGCTGGCTAACGTGACCATCAGCAGCGGCAATGTCACGATCACAAACGTGTCTGTGACCACAGCCAACGTGACCACGCTCAACGCCGCGACAGTCATTGCCACAACGGCTAACGTCACCACTGCCAACATTACCACCGGCAATGTGACGAACATGAGCAGCGGCAACGTGGCTATCACGGGCGGCAGCATCAACGGCACCACGCTGGGAGCCACGACTGCTAGCACAGCCAACGTCACCACCCTGACCACTTCCTCGACGGTCACGATCAACGGAGGAACCGCCAACGGAGTGGCCTACCTCAATGCGTCAAAGGTGCTGACCACGGGGTCGGCGTTGACGTTTAACGGTACGACTTTAACTTTACCCTCTGGAAATATATCTATTGGCGCATCCACAGCGGGCACTACCTTAGACGTATTTAACGGGGATGCTGTTAACGCGCAGAGGATTCGACTAACAACTTCTGGAACTAACGGTGTTATTCAAGTTACCCGTACGTCTGGCACTGTTCCAAACCTGATTTTCCAACAAGACGCATCCGAGTTAATGCGCCTGACCTCTACCGGGTTGGGCATTGGGACGAGTTCGCCTGCGTACAAGTTGGATGTGCGCGGCGTTATTGCTATCGGTGACGGCACAATCAAGACAGGAATTACGTACACAACGCAAGGCGCAATCGGTACGCTGTCGAATCACAGCCTGCAAATCCTCACAAACAGCAACATTATTGGCACGTTTGATACCTCCGGCAACCTCGGTCTGGGGGTGACGCCGAGTGCTTGGGGTAGTACATGGAGAGTGCTTGACGCAGGAAATCTTTCGTCATTTGCAAATAACACTGGTAGCAGCGTAACAGATATTTGGCATAACGCATTCGTTAATAGCGGCGGTGTTCCCACATACAAAACGACTGCTGCGGCGGGTTTTTACCGATTAGAGGGCGGCACATTTAAATGGTTTAACGCCTCCTCCGGCACAGCAGGAACCACCGCCACCTTCACGCAGGTGATGACGCTTGATGCTGATGGTGACTTGGGTATCGGTACAACTTCGCCGGGGCAGAAACTGACTGTTCAGGGTGGAATTACCGTAACGTCCTCGGCAACGCTGTCCGTTGCTCAGGGCCCAATGCTGTTCAGTTACGAAGCCCCCATCAGTCGAATCTATATGGGGGACGGCACTGGATACAGTTTTGCGTTCAGCAAGCGCGCGTCATCTACCACGACGGATTTGATGACGCTGACTGATGGAGGCAATTTCTCCCTCGGCGGCACGGCAAACCGTGGAACTACGGTTGGCACCAACGCTCTCCAAATCTTCAATGGCACTGCCCCTGCGGGTACGCTGACCAACGGCGTATCTCTGTACTCCTCATCCGGCGATCTGTTCTTCATGGACGCTGCCGGTACTGCTTCTAGGGTTGGCTTCCGTGGGGTTCCTCAGTCGGGTTCTGCCAAGACGGGTTCTTACACCCTGGCCACGACGGATGTGGGTGACTACATTGAAGTCGGTTCTGGCGGCAGCATCACGATCCCTAACGCGACCTTCGCTACTGGGGATGTGGTGAGCATCTTCAACAATACTTCTGGCAACATCACGATCACCTGTACGATCACCACTGCGTACATTGCAGGAACTGATGCAGACAAGGCTTCTGTAACGCTTGCAACCCGTGGCGTGGCAACGATCCTGTTCATCAGCGGAACGGTCTGTGTCATCTCGGGGAACGTGTCATGAGCGGGATCATGACGATGTTGGTGGGGGCTAAAACGCCTCCTACCGCTAGAGGGGCCGCGCTGCCCGGTTCGCCTTATGTCTATCGTTCTGGAACATCTGGTACGTTGACGGCATCGTTTTCGGTTAACAGTGCTGGAACCTACACCTCGGCAAGCAATGATTCCAGACCTAATGGCATTTGGCTGACGGGAACCGGAACTGGTAGTGATTACGAAATCCGCGCCACAGTTGTCTCTGGTTCTCCGACGGGAACTACTGGGTCATGGTTGGCTTTGAGCAGCAATCGGACATGGAGTGTTTCTGTGGACGGTACTTCTGGCTTGACCGAAACGGCTCAGTTGACACTAGAAATCAGGGACGCTTCTACTCTGACTGTTTACACCACTTCTTCTTTGACGCTAGAAGCGGCGTCAGTGATTTGATGAAAGGAAACTGAAATGGCCACGACTTTCAACTGGGTAATCTCTGCCCTTGATTGCATCCCCAACACCCCCGAAGGTGCTGACTACGTTGTCACGGCCCACTGGTCATGCAACGGCACGGACGGCACTTACAACGGCAGCGTCTACTCGACCTGCTCGTTCCCGGTGGTGCAGGGCACTTCTTTTGTGCCCTACGAAGACCTTACGGAAGATGATGTGCTGGGCTGGTGCTGGGCCAACGGCGTGGACAAGGATGCGACTGAGGCTGCTGTGCAGACCCAAATCGACAACCAGATTGATCCTCCCATCGTGACTCCTCCGCTGCCGTGGGCTGCTTAAAAGCACTGTGGTACGAGGCGTTGGCGGTATTGCTTATCGTCTTTTCACACCTGTTTGTGAAATGAAAGTCAGGACACGTTATGGTTAACGCACCTTTCACACCATCAGGCAACTCGGTGGTGTTCACCGCAGCCACTAGCGCACCCACAGCGGTGCAGGCGGTGTCTAGCACCCTTGGCGGGAATCAATACCGAGTGCTCAACTCCGGGTCTGTGACGGTGTTTATGGGCGTTGGCACCTCTGCTAGCGATGCCGTGAACAACGCCACTGTCCTGACCACCACCAACCTTTCTATCCCTCTGTTGGCTGGTACAGACGAAATCCTTACCTTCCCGCCCAACGCCTACTTCAGCGGCATTACATCGACCAGCACGGCTGTCGTGTACATCACGCCCGGTGACGGAGCGTAACAATGCTCAAGACAGTCTCCTCTTTTGCCAACGCAATTGGCGCATTGGTCTACAAGGGCACTTGGGATGCCCAGACCAATACTCCGACGCTGCAGTCCAGCGTTGGAAGTAAGGGAGACTACTACTATGTTTCTGTTGCGGGTAACACCAACCTCAACGGGATAACAGACTGGCAGATCGGTGATCTTGCCCTGTTCAACGGAACCATCTGGCAGAAGATAGACAACACGGACGCTGTGCTGTCTGTGAACGGGCAGACAGGTGCTGTCGTGCTCACGGCTACAAGCGTGGGCGCTGTTGCCAACACAACCTTTGTCATCGCAGGCACTGCACTTACTGGTGGTGGGCAGCTGACGGGTAACGTCACGCTCAATCTTGCCAACACGTCTGTCATTGCTGGAACCTACGGTACGACTGCCAACATTCCAGAGATCACGGTAGATCAACAAGGGCGCATCACCAACATCAGCAATGTGGCGGTGGTCACGGGTGGTACTGTCACGAACGTGGCAACAGGTGTGGGTCTGACAGGTGGCCCTATCACCAGTTCTGGCACGATCTCTCTTGCCAACACGACGGTTACGGCTGCTTCCTACACCTACGCAAGCATCACAGTTGATGCACAAGGACGGTTGACTGCAGCCTCTAGCGGCACCAACCCCGTCACTTCAGTTAGCGGGACATCTCCCATTGTCTCCAGCGGTGGTACCACACCAGCCATTTCTATCCCTGCAGCAAATGCAACAACAGATGGCTACCTGACTAGCACCGACTGGAGCACTTTCAACACCAAGGGCGTAGGCAACGTCACGAGCATTTCCACCGGCACAGGCTTGACGGGTGGGCCTATCACCACCACAGGCACCATCAGCCTAGCCAACACCGCTGTCAGCAGCGGAAGCTATGGAAGTGCTAGCAATGTTGCGTCATTCACTGTTGATGCACAGGGTCGTCTGACTGCTGCAGCCAATGTCGTCATCGCTATAGGCGTGGCTCAGGTCAGCGGAGCAGTACCCGACACCCGCGCTATCAACTCCGGAACAGGTCTGACAGGTGGCGGCAACCTCACGACAGACCGCACCTTGTCTGTGGTGGCTAACACCACACAGCAACTGGTGGGTGTGCAGAACAACGGCGTAGCTGTCGGCACTCGGCAGATCGTCAACTTCATTCCTGGCAATGCCACCGTCATCACCACGGCTGATGATTCTGGTGGTGGCCGCTCTAACGTTGCTATCGATCTCACAAACACTGGTGTGACGGCTGGAACCTATGGTTCGTCCGGCAACAGTGCTCAAGTGGTGGTGGACTCGCAAGGTCGCATCACTTCTGCAGCGAATGTGACGATAGTGGCGTCGAGCGTCAACCTCACAAACACGTCTGCTAGTGCCACGTTTGCTACCGCTAGCCTGCCGCTAGACCCGGAAGGCTATGTCACGGTGCTCATTAACGGTGCGTTTAAGAAGATTCCTTACTACGGCGTATGAACTTCGACGACCTCACCACCGTTAAGTTTGGAGACGTAGACGGCCTGGGCCGGATGCTGTTTGAGAACGGTCTGCAACACCGTTTGTTCTACAACATCCTCGGAGATCAGGGCATAGGCATCCCTGACTATCCCATCATGGAGGCAGACCCTGGGAACTTGGATGACTGGTTGTTTGTGCACAACCAGATACACCAGGCGCTAGCTTCCATTCTCAACCTAGACAATCCTTTCCAGTTACTGGATGCAGACTGGAACGTGGAAGAAGACTTCTACGACTGGTTGAGCGTACACGAAACTATTCACCGGCAGATTGCTGCAAGGCTAGGGGTGTGAGATGGCGACAAGACTAGGCGCAGAAAGCGAAATGGAGCAATTGGATGCCGATATGCTTGCTCTTATAGAGCAAGAGCAGGCTGCGCCTGCACCTGCACCTTCGCCAGTTATGACTGCAGAGCAGATTGCAAAAGCAATCCGTGACCAATTTACGCCAGACATTGCCAATGGCACGCCCAAGCAAAAGGCCACGCTGTACAACTTGCTTATCAAGCAAGGCTTTACAGATCAGCAGATCAGAGATTCGCTAGGCGCTCCTCTGGATGACAACTGGCGGCTACTGCAAAGCATTGCTGCAGACTTGCTCAAAGCAGAAACACCTGCTGCCGCTCCTGCTCCTGCTCCCGCTGCAGCTTTAACACAGGCTCCCGCGCCTGCTCCAGCCGCACAAGCATCCGATATTTCGGATCAAGAAATTCTTGCTTTGTTAGACCGAGAGACTGGTGGTGATTTTGTAGCGGAGGCACCTGCGCCTGCGCCTTCACCAGCCTCGGCTCCCTCTCCAGCCCCGGCTCCTGCTGCCGCGCCTGCTGCCGCGCCTGCCGCTACAGGTGGTGTTGATGAGCAGTCTACTGATCGTGGCGTGTACTACGACGCTGACCTAGGCTACTTCACTAGCGCAAATGCAGAGCGTCAGATCGCAAAACTGCGTGAGAAGTACACGGACTGGGAAATCACGCCTATCTTTACGGAAGTCATTGACCGTGAAGGACAGGTTAGCTATGCAGAGCCAATCAAATCTTTTCAAATCAGAAAAGGCATTGAGGGTGGTCTGCTAGACATTCGTTTGCTTGACCCAGAAGGTAATGAGACTTACCGTGAGGTAGAGCGGCAACAAAGTTTCTTGCAAAGCCCTATCGTGGGCATCCTTGTTTCTGCTGCAATTCCTGGTCTTGGCGAATTCTTTGCTGCTCAGTTAGCTGCAGCTGGTGCGCTAACAGGCGCAACTGCTACGACAGTAGGTAATGCACTTGCCAAGATTGCAGTAGATGTAGCAACTGGCAAAAGCCTTGATGACGCAGTGCGAGATGTGGCGTTGTCCACAGCCATCTCTGCTGGTATGCCCAATCTTGGGCCGTCTATCTCTGAGCTTGTAGATGACCCCAACATCGCAAGAATCCTAACAAACGCAGGAAATGCTGCAGTCTCAGCAGCAGTACAGGGCAAGAGTGGCAGTGAGATTTTGACTTCTGCTATTGCTGCAGGCGCTGGTACGGCTGCATCTTTTGAAGGTGGTGCTACTGCAGGCCGTGCAGTGCAGAGTCTGATTGCTAGCGGTGGTGATCCGATGGCAGCTTTGACCGCTGTAGGTGGCGAGCTTGCAGCGCGTGGTGGCCAAGCAGTTGCGGAACAGGTGCGGCAAGAAAGTGCTGCTGCATCAACAGCAGGCATTAAGACATTGCCATCTCAGCCTGATACCGGCACACGAGTGGCTACCGAGCCTGCTCTTCCAGAAACCAGAACCACGGTGACGACCACGGGTGGTGGCGAAGGTGGTGGTGGGACTGGCGGTGGCCAAGGTGGAGAGGCGGCTGTAGACCCTAACAGCCAAGAAGTGTTGATCGCTCAGCAGATGCTGCCACCAGGGTTGCGTATCTTTACCTTCAACCAGCTAGAGGCTGTGAGGGTGTTGTCGCAAGCCAATCCTGCACTGTTGTCTGGTTTAAGACAAGAAATTCTTAACGAAGCAGCTGGCTTCATTCAGAACAATCAAGAAGCAGAGCTTGCACAGAGAGCTGCCAACACACCGCCTGGTGCTGGCTTTGGAGGCTTGACTCCTCGCGCAGCTAATGTCTTTACCGTTGAGAATCTGCCTGAGAACTTAGGTAACGTCTTTGAGTCCGGTGGTGCCGTTTACTTCCAAGAAGGTGGCAAAACCTACCGTGTTGCATCTCAAGATGAGCTAGCAGGCAATCTTGGCGAGATAACAATTCATTACGACGACAAAGGCCGTGGCATTTACGCCAAGGAAGTGTTTGGCGTTACCGGCAAGTTCATGACGGACGCTGAAAAGCAAGGAGGACTTCAGCAACAGTTTGTCACCGAAGCCTCCGAGCAGATTGACCCAGATACTGGTCAGCCCATGCTTCTGACGGCCAACACTGGTGGCAATATCGGTGCTAGCAATGTATTCCGTGATGTCGCTGCTGCTGGTGCCAAGGGTGTTGGTGAGCAGCTTGGCTACATCGCTACCGTTACAGGTAACCAGAATCTTGCCAATGTTGCTGCTGGTCTTCAGAGTTATGGCACAGGAGCTACTAGTGCGGCAGTTCGCACAGGCCAAAACCAGATCATTCAAGAGATTACCAATGTTGAAGGCTTGCTAGGAAAGAGTGTTGCAGCACTTACCGCTGCTGCTCGTAATCCTGCTGCCATCATTGACTGGGGTATCAGCGAAGGTGTGCAGGAGTTTGTCCCGCTCCTCGCTGGTGTTGGCGTAGGACGAGCCATCTCTGCTGCAACAAAAGCTAGGTTTGGTCAGCAACTGGCTAGCAAATATGGTGTTGCAGGCGCTGTCAGCACCAACGCTACGCTAGACGCAGGTGAGTCTGCAATTGCTACTTACCAAAATGTGCAGCAATCGCTTATCAACAGAGGATTTAGTGAAGAGCGTGCATCTGCTATTGCCTTGCCTGCGGCACTTGCTTCTGGCTTCATCACGCTTGTTACTACTGCTGTTGGTGAGTCTGAGCTTGTAGCAGCTGCAACTCGTGGCATCCCTGGACGCACAGCACGTTCTATTACGCGAGAAACACCTTCTGAGTTTGCAGAAGGTTTTGGGCAAGGCGTGGTAGAAGCGGTTGCCATCACCAACCAGCTTCCATCTCTAGATGCTGCGTTAACGCAGGGCGCTCTTGAGGCGTTGATCGGCGGCACCACAACTGGCGGCATCACGGCTGGACAGTCCGTCATTGCTGGTGGAGAGACACAGACTGGTGCAGCAGCAGGAACTGGTACGTCAGCCACCGCCCCGACTGGTACAGCGGCAACTGCCGCTACAGAAACGAGTACCGCCGCCACAACAGGAACTCAGAATGCAGGCGTGGTGATTGCCACAACTGGCAACACTGCGCTGGTCATCGACAACAGTGGTGTCGTTTCTGTCGTCAACAACAACACGGGTGCAAATGCAGGCAGTGTGGTGACGCTAGACAGCACTGGTGGGAACATCACTAGCAACACTGGTACCACCAACACCAACCTCACCAACAGTGGGTTGACCAACAACACGCTGACGGTTTCTCAAAACACTGCCAACGCTATTAACAACACAGTTAATAACTTGGCTAGCACTGGTCTTGTCACCAACAACGATGTGACGAGTGGCGCTGCTGCTACAGCTGTTGTGCAGTTGGCAGCAACCACAGGAACTAGCGTTGATACTGTCAACACAGCTACCACCAACCTCGTCAACAACGTCAACGCTGCCACTTCTACGACTGGTGGCGGCACAAATCTTGGCGTGGTGATTGCCGCAGACACGACAACAGGTCAAGTGCTGGTGGCAGACACGACTGGCAACACGCAGATCGTCAATGCTGGTACAGGCGTAAATGTTGGCTCGACGGTAAATCTGACCACAGACACGCAGACAGGCGGAACTGTAGCGAATAACGTCACGGCTGCGCCTGCAACCACTGCACAGGTTACTGCAGCACCGGAAACTACGCCTGAAGTCACGCCTGAAGTGACGCCAGTTGCAACCCCGGAAGTCACGCCAGTTGCAACCCCGGAAGTTACGCCAGTTGCAACCCCGGAAGTTACGCCAGAGGTAACACCGGAGACGACTCCGACTACAACCCCTGAGACAACTCCTACAACTACTCCGACCACGACTCCTGTCGCTACGCCTGAGCGTGAGGATGAGATCACAGCAGAGTTGCTGCGGTTGATTGAGTTGGAATCTCAGCCGGATGTGCCAGACCTCCCAACTCTTGATATTCAAGAACAGACTGGGCCGACCACCGAGATTCCCAAGGAGGAAGGTGCCAAGACTGGACGGCAAACCACTCGCCTGGGAGGCGGTGTCAGGCCGGGAGGCGGCACTGGTATTGGTCAGGGCATTCGTGGAATAACTCAGACCGGGCTACAAGAGTCGTTGACATCATTCAGGCCAGCGGGTGAAATTCGCGCTGGGACGGGCAAGCCTCGCCGTAATGTGTGGAATGAGGCTTCTTTGCGGCTAAAAGACGCATTAGGACTGTGAAATGGCATCGTTTATCAAAAACATGACCCAGGTTGGTGGCGGTTCCCGCCAGATTGCCCGTCTCCTGCAGGCGAAGGCTCCCCCCAACCATATGCTGGCCTACATCACGCCAGAAGAGGCGGCTGTCCTCAAGAGCCGTGGAGGCTCAGGACGGCCTGACCCTGAGACTGGAATTCCAAGTTTCCAGGTAGAAGAGCCTCCTGTTGAGCAAACGCCTATGGCTGAGCCTGCGCCTGAAGTCACCCCAGAAGCAATTGACCTATTTGGCGGCTATGAATTCCAGCCAACGTATGGGTTTGAACCACAGCCATTTACTCCTGCTCAAACCTTTCCAGTGCCAGAAATGCCTAGCCAAATGGCTGCAGTTGGTGGGATGCCTGCAGAGGCTCGTGAGTTGGCGGCACAACCTACGGCTAGACCTGCTGCCGCGCCTGCGCCTGCAGCTGGAGGTGGTGACTTCCTCCAACGCCTAGCACTGGCTGGTGTGACTGGCTTGTTTGGTGCCCGTCAGGCCCGTGCTGCTCGCCGTGATGCCGGTGCGGCTGCGGAAGAGCAGCGTGCTCTGGGTCGTCCGTATCAAGAGCAAGGTCGTCAGTTGCAGGCTGCGGCACAGCGTGGAGAGCTTAGCCCGGTGGCACAGCAGTCTCTACAGGCTCTGCGTGCTCGTCTGGCGCAAGGTGCACAGTCTCGTGGTGGCGCTGGCGCGGCCCAGGCTATGCAGCAAGTGGAGAACTTCCGTCAGCAACTGCTGCAACAACAGCTTGACTTTGGTTTGCGTCTGGCTCAGATTGGTGACCAGTATGCAGCTGGTGCTATCAGAACTGGACTGCAGGCTGACCAGTACGTCAACAACCTGACCAACCAGTTCTTCACAAATGTGGCTAGAACTCTGTTCTCACAGCCTGCCCAAACTCAACAACCCCGTCCCCCCGGAGGCTAATGATGGCTGAGGAACTCGCCAAGATTGACACAGAGGTCAAGGTCACGGAGCCTAAGGCTCCTACTGGTGGCCGTATGTCTTTCTCCGACATTATGGGTGTGCGCCAGCCTTTTGTAGAAAAGCGTGGCCAGATTCGTGAGGAGATCAAAGGCACCGAGGGTGAGATTCTTGCTGGTCAGCAGGCTCAGAAAGAGACGGCTGCAGAGGGCAAGATGGCTGTTGAGCAGCGCACAGCAGAGCAGGTGCGTGGCGCTCAGCAAAAGTTTCAGGAGCGTATGCAGGCTGAGCCACTGCCTGCGTTTGTCCCAAGCCAAGACAACTTTCGGGACATTGCCGGACTGTTCTCGCTCATTGGCGTGGTCGGCATGATTGCTGGCAAGAGCAGCGGTGTGGGCGCGATGAACGCCATGAACGGTATGTTGGAAGGCTACCGTTCTGGCCGCAACGACCTCTATCGCCGTGAGCGTGATGTCTTTGACAAGAACTTCAAGACGATGCTGCAGAAGCACTCGGAGTTCCGCAAAGAGATGGATGACGCTATTAAGTTAGCGCAGACTGACCGTCAGGCTGGTTTGCAGGCTGCAGATTTGGCAGCAGTCAAAGCTGGCTCTGAAATCGTTAAGGCGCAGATTCGCCGTGGCGACTTGCTTGGCGCATATGAGACGGTCAAGGAAGGCGAAGCTGCAGCCACCAAAGCCCTTGAGATGGTGAACTCTAGTCTCAATGCAGAGCGTCAGGCCCAGATTCAAGCCCAAGCTATGGCCACAAGGTTTGCTCAACAGGAATCTATGCTTGAGCGAAGACTTACTGCGCAGCAAGAGATGATGCGAGAGCGAGCACTTATGGATAGTGCCAAATTAGACGCAACAGAAAAGAAGGAAGTTAGAGGAACACGCAATCTTGCTGGAGAGATTGAAATTCTTCGTGCCACGTTTGAGCCTCGTTTTGCTAACTTTAAGGCAGACGTTGTTGGCGATGTTGCGGCCAAGTTCCAATCTCGTCTTCAAGATGATCCAGCTATGGCTGAATGGTGGAGGCGCTACGAAAATGTGGCATTGCCAGAACGTCATTCGCTATTCGGAGCAACTTTGACTGGTGGCGAACGTGAGTCTTGGCGTAAGGCAAGCATTGGCCCAGGCAGTTCAACCAAAGAAATCTTAAGTTGGATGGCCGACAAAGATCGTATTCTTGAAACAAGAATGCGAAATTTTGAGAACAAAGCAATGGCCCCGATTCCGCAAACACCTGCAACGCAGACTCCATCTAGTACGGGTCGCGGAATCAATCCCCAAGACCCAGCCGGAATTCTGTGATGAGCAAGATTCAAGCACTCAGAAACAAGTTGCCTGAGTACGCAAACTACAGCGATGAGGCTGTGGCTGCGGCTGTTTGGAATCGTTTTTACCGGGATAAGTTGCCATTTGATGAGTTTTCCAAACGCATCGAATACAAAGAAGGCATCATTCCCCGCGAGACTCCTCCTGCGATGCCAACTCCTGAGCAAGCCACAGCAAAAGGCCCGGGCTTTCTTGAGAGAGCTGGCCGTCGTGTCATGGAAAACATACAGGCTGTGCCTATTCTTGGCGGTGCTGCTGGTGCTGCAACACGCTTAGCCCGAGCGACTCCAACAAGTCGCCTCTCTCAAACCCTTGGCACTGCTCTAGAGCCTTTGGTTCCTCGTACGGGCGGAGAACTTGCTAGGCAAACTGGTGTGGCCGCAGCGGCTGCTCCTGTTGGAGTGGCGGTTGGAGAAGCAGCACCTAGTATCGCTCGCGCTGTTGGCGAAGTTATTCCTGCTGAGCCTGTGCGTGGAGAAGCTGGTCAACGTCGGTTGACGCAAGCCTTGCGCACTGGTTTAGAGCCATTTGGTGAAATTATTGGTGGTGGAGCGGCTGCCAAGACGGCTGCGGCTACTCAACGCAGTCTTGCTCAGCGTCCTGCTGGAGTGCCTCTTGAGCGTGTGCAGGCTGCTCGTGCTCAGCCAGAAGGTTCTGTGCCTGCTAGTGTGGTGATGCGTGGAGCAGAGATTAGCCCGACTCAAGCGCGATTCAACCGCGAATACAACCGTCTTGTTGGAAATCCCGAAAGCCAAGACTTTGGTCGCCTTCAATTCATTGAAGCGCAGAATAGATTGAAGGGCGAGTATGACCGCTTGCTAAGTGGTCGTGAGGTTGTCTTTGATGATGCTTTCTTCAATCAGATTCAGTCGCTTCTTGATCGCCAGCGCAGCTTAGCTCAGACCGGAGTTATGTTTGCGGAAGCTCGACCAATCATCAATACCTTATCTCAAATCGCAACGCTGCCCACGTCTTTACAGCGGCGCATCAATGCTTTGCGCGATATACCCCCAGAGACTGCTGACATAGGTATCACCCGAGATGCCTTGTCCGTCATTGACGAGGCAATGAATGCATTGCGTGGTCAACGCATCACGATGGATGCGCAGGTGTACAACGAACTACGCTCTCAACTAGGTGATGCTGCTTACCGCACTGCCGACAATGCTCGTTCACGTGTGTTGCGTGATATGCAACGCGCATTTGACGATGCGGCTGACCGTTCATTGCCTAGAGAAGTAGTCCAAGATTTGCAGACCACTCGCAACCAATACGAGAACTTCAAAATCTTGCAGGAGGCTCAGAACAAATCTGCTGAACCAGGTTTGATTCTTCCGCAAACGGTTGGTCAGGTTGTTCGTCAACGTAGTCCTGAAACGTCTATTACTAGCGAAAAAGAGATGTATGAGCTTGGTCGTCAGGGCTTGTCTCTCGGAATGAGGCCATCAGGCCCATCAGATGATATTGGGCTGATGGATGTTTTGCCCACCCAGATCGGCGGGTTACGGCAAAAGGTTGGAATTTTGGAGCGTGGTGTACGAGGAATTACTGAGCCAATTCGTGCGCAAGCCATCATGGAAGGCCCACGCACAGAGCAAGAGCTTGGCAGACGGCTCACGCAAGGTGCCGTTCGCCCACTAGCGCAGGCAACAGAGCGAGCCGTATCGGAGCTTGAAATGCCTGATTTTGAGAAGCAACGTGAAATTAAGGAGCAGCAATGAAAGACTATGCAGCAGGTTCTATGGCTGAGAAGCGTGCAGCTGACAAAGAGGCTATGCGCGGTGGTCAGAACGAAGTTGAGGGAAGCCGTCAGGCTCAGGAAGCCCAGCGCATGATGGAGCGCATGGACAAGAAGGCGCAAGGCCGTCCCGCTCGCAAGATGCGGAGGTAATCATGCCGCTGAAGAAAGGTTCTAGCCAAAAGACCATCTCCACCAATATCGGCGAGATGGTTCGCAAGTTCAAGGACACCGGCAAGATCGGCACCAGCAAGCCCAGCAGCACCCGCAAGGCTGTCAAGCAAGCTGCTGCCATTGCCTACGGCTCTGCTAGGAAGAGCAAACGGTGAGCAGGAAGAAAGACCGTGGCATCAACCCGGAACTGGAGAAGCACATCAACCAGCTTCTCCTAGCCGTGATGTCAGACCCGACTGCTTCCATCACCGAAAAGATGAAGGTCGTTGACCGTGCTCTGAAACTGGAAGCCCTCAAGCAGAAGGCTGACATGGACGAGTGGGGCAGCGGCTTTGCAAGTGGTGACGATGAGGAGTAGAGGTGATACCATGATTATTCCCTTTCTAACCAGGAGCAATCATGGACGCCATCAAAGTCTTAAATCTGGCACTTAAAGTTCTCTCAGAGCGACTGCTCACCTTGCTAGCTCTCCTTACTTCCTTCGCCCTCGGGTGCTGGACGATGTGGGGGCCGGAGTGGGAGCGGGTGGTCACTCTAGCGATATTCGTGCTTTTCGCGTATCTTCTGGTTTACTCTAAGGAAAGGACTCGCCATGAAAATCATTCCGATGGTTAAGTCTGTGGTGACTGTCAGCAGTGTGAGCACTAACTACATGGGTGGTAAGCCCATGAATGCACCTGGTGACTTCAAGCCTGGAACTTGCACGCAGGGTTTCACGCCTGTGTGGAACTTCTCTGGCAAGCCTAACGACTACTTCAACCGCAAGCAGTCGCCCACGTCTGGTGGCGGCAAAAAGGTGTACTAATCATGGCCAACAACATTGCCTTTCAGCCGATGGGCAAGACATACAAGGCCAATGCAACTACGTCTGTTCAGCAGATACAGGTGGCCTCAGACAGTCCAGTTAACCAGTACATGATTGTGAGTCATGAGCCTACTGGTGCCACTGGTCAGCCTGTGTATGTTCGTATCTCCACCACATCAACAGACAACGTGGCTTTGGTTACAAATGGCTCTCCACAGTATGCGCTGGTAATCCCGCCAGACACGGTGATGATCGTTACGGGGCCACAAGTCAGGCCAAGTGCCAACGTGTTCCTGACATTCATTTCTCAGTCTGGCACACCAGAGGTTTACGTCACGCCAGGTGAAGGCTTGTGAGTCATGCCGGAAGAATCCGTGGAAACCCGTTTGTCGGTTCATGAGGCAATCTGCGCTCAACGCTATCAAGGCATTGAGAACAGGTTGGAGGATGGCAGTAAGCGCATGACGCGCATTGAATACCTGCTCTACATCACCATCGCTGCTGTCTTGCTAGGCCCAGGCGTTGCAGCCATGTTCGTCAAGAAGCTGATCGGGTTATGAATGGAACCGATCACCGGCATCCTTGCGGCAGTCTCTGCTGCTAATTCAGCTTTCACGGTTGTCAAGAAGCTAGTTGCTGCAGGCCGTGAGATTGAAGATGTTGCCGGTCAGATAGGCAAGTGGTATGGCGCATTTGGCGACTTCAACCGCCTAGCCAACGAGAGGGCAAACAAGAAGCCTTCCGTCTTCAAGCGACTCCTCCACGACGGCAGCATTGAGCAGGAAGCCTTGCAGATCACGATGCACAAGCAGGCGCTGATCAAGCAAGAGTACGAGCTGAAGATTCTGATCATTGCTCACTACGGTGAGAACGTTTACAACGAGATGATCATGGAGCGCATCCGTCTCAAGCGGGAGCGTGACAAGCGAGAGCGTGAGCATCATCTGCGACAGCAGGAGTTCATGCTCAATGTGAAGTATGGAGCAGCCATAGCATTCGTAGCCACCGCATTGGTGGCTTTGTTGTATTGGCTCAAAGACACTCTTGTGAGGCCGTAATGCTTTCTCTACTCTCTACCCTTGGTGGCTTGCTGATCAGCGGCCTGCCCAAATTGCTGGACTTCTTCCAAAACAAGGCCGATCAGGCGCACGAGCTGCGGATGATGCAGGTGCAGACTGAACGTGAGTTGCAGCTGGCTGCTGCAGGATTTGCCGCACAGGCAAGGATGGAGGAGATTCGCACTGAGCAGGTGATGCTAGAGACAGATGCCAGGATGACAGAAGCTGCTCTAGCTCATGACCAGAAAGTGCTGGAGAAGGCTAGCCGGTGGGTGGCCAACTATGTTGGCACTGTGCGTCCTACCGTGACTTACATCTTTGTGTTGGAACTCACAGCCATCAACGCTTTCATGGCCTGGTATCTGTGGAACCATCCACAGCTTATTCAGAGCATGGACGACATCATCCAATATGCCGACCTGATCTTTTCTACCGATGAGATGGCAATCCTCGGCGGCATCATCGGCTACTGGTTTGGGTCACGTGGGTGGGCCAAGAAGTGAAGCTGAGCAAGGCAGGCGAAGACCTCATGCATAAGTATGAGGGGTTTAGGAGTAAACCCTACCTTTGTCCTGCCCACATCTGGACGATTGGCTACGGCCATGTCCTGTATCAAGAGCAGATCAGACTGCCCGTGTCCCGCAAAGAGGGTTACACCGGGATGCTGCGCTCTGAGTTCTCGCTGAAGCCGGAGGACAACCGTGTTTGGACGAAGACAGAGATTGACGAGTTATTCCGCATTGATGTCCAGAACTTTGAACGTGGTGTTCTTCGACTTGTTCCCGGCGTATCTAGCCGTCAAGGCAGCTTTGACGCTCTGGTCAGTTTTGCCTTCAATGCAGGGCTAGGCAACCTGCAGCGCAGCCAGATCAGGATTAGGGCAAACCGAGAAGACTGGGAAGGCGCAGCAGATGCTTTTCGCCAGTGGACTCGTGGAGGTGGCAAAGTCCTGCCGGGTCTGGTAAAACGCAGAGAAGCAGAGATAGCCTTGTTCTTGTCTTAGGAGCGTGGTGATGAGTAAAGACAATCCAAGCCTGAGCGTA